GCTTTGTTGAAGTTGTACCAAGAAGAGTCGCCACAAACTTTTTTAAAACTAGTAGAGTACCAGAACCTGACAGTAGAGAATATGTCATCGCAGCAAATGAAGTTGGCAAAGTTATACTAGATGTAATTGATAACCCTTATCTTTCAAAAGTAGTGGTTAAAGATCATAGGAGATAAAATGAACGTAATTGTTTGGAGTAAAACAAACTGCGCTTTTTGCCTAAAAGCAAAACACCTCTTAAAAGACAAAAATATTGATTTTGAAGAGAGATTAATAGGGCAAAAATGGTCTAGAGAGGAATTGCTTGAAATGGTTCCCGATGCAAGATCAGTTCCACAAATAATCATTGATGAAAAAGTCGTTGGAGGATATAATGAACTTGTAAAGTATTTAAATACTTTAGATATACCCGACACTTTCTTCAAAAGGAATTAAATGCCAAACGGTAATGGTAACGGTAAACACCACCTTAAAAAAGTAAGAATCGATGATCTTCTTACATTTTCACCTATAACGAAAACCCAAGAAAAAACATTCCAAGCCTACAACGAAAACAAGCACTTACTTCTTCATGGAATCGCAGGCACGGGCAAAACATTCATGAGTTTATACTTAGCTTTAGAGGAAGTTTTAGACCCTGCAACAGTTTATGACGATGTATTTATTGTCAGATCAGTCGTATCCACTCGAGATATCGGATTCTTACCAGGCGATGAACAAGAAAAAGTTTCTATATATGAAGCACCTTACAGGTCTATATGTAGAGAGCTTTTTGGTATGAAAGATGCTTACGACGCACTTAAACAGCAAAATAATATTAAGTTTATGAGCACCTCTTTCATAAGGGGGATAACGATTAATAACGCAGTAGTAATTGTCGATGAATGTCAAAACTTAAACTTCCATGAGCTTGATAGTATAATTACAAGAGTCGGGAAAAACTCTAAAATAATTTTCTGTGGAGACTACACACAGACAGATTTAACAAGAGAGAACGATAAAAGAGGTATATTAAATTTTATGAAAATACTTAAAAGTATCAATGAATTTGAGACTATAGAGTTTAATATAGATGATATAGTAAGAAGTGATTTCCTAAAGTCTTACATTGTAGCAAAATATAAACTAGGTTTCGATATTTAATGAATCAACATTTTGAAAATAAAACTCTTGAGTACGATGCTAATGCGTACCCATGGAATGTTTGGGTACTAGACGAACTTAAAAAAGAATTCCCTAACCTAACCTCACTCGAAAACATCCATAATGAGATCACCGAAGATCAGATTTTTGATGTCTGTATCTACGTTCAGGATTTATTCAAAACTGAAAAATGGATGAGAAATCTATCTAGGTTTGCGAAAAGATACATATCCCCCCTTCTTAATGAGGATTTCTTAATAAAAAGACAACCTACCTTAAACCTAGTAGTCCCTGATCAAGAAAGACTAGGTAGACGACTTCCTTTCCACCAAGGCATATTTTATGACAATGGTAGAGGTCAAGGGACAATATGGATGCCTCTTACAAAATCTTTCAGCTCTAACGCCATGTGGATCATTAACACTGAGCAATCAAGACAGCTTACCAAAAGAGTGATTGATGAACACTGGGACTTGCAAACTTTTGAAAAAGAGTGCCTTAAAAAAGCGTACCCTGTAGAGTTAGATGTTGGTCAAGCCCATTTATTCAATCAGGAATCCATACACGGAAACATCAACAACACAACTGATGTCACTAGGATGGCCCTAGATTGGCATGTGCTTCCAAAAGGAGAGGAATTTCATAGACGTTTACCAGGAGGTTTCTTTAGACATCCTGATGATTACTCCTCTACCAAAAGAGAGGTACTCTCAAATAGTAGAGTTATTGGTTACGTATCCAACAATCATGATTTAAGTATTAACTGGCCTAAAAACTTTCAAAGGGCTATAATGGATAATTATATGAAGGATTACAAATTGATAAATCTTGGTTATCAATTTGAGAATGAATTTTTAGATCACCTACCAATTTTAAGTCATCTTTTTGAGAGTCAACCTAATGGCATTGTATTGAGTAGCATATACGTATTACCAAAAGACTGTGAAGAACTTTTACAAAAAGCGGTCTTCAATGATATTACTCTTTATTTTGCCAATGAGCACTTAACCGTAAAAACTTTAGAAGACTTAGATAGAATTGTTATGTACAGAAACTGGGGAGTAACAAAGAAAGGACCGTACTCATGGGAGAATTAAAATATTTAGAAGAAGTGAGTATTGATTTTGATACATCCTTCGTGCATGATACAAACTGGGAAGCTTACTTAGATCCCTACATAAAATATCAAAGCAGTAAATTAACTCAGGTACACGAACCTTATGGTGGCTTGCCTGCCTCATTTAATGAACACAACACAATCATTTATCAGAGGTTCTTTTCAAAAACTGAAACAGACTATGAAGAGTTAGGACGACAACTTAATATGGAGGTTCACACAGTTTCAGCAATTGAACAAAGACCTGGTAATACTATTCCTCTACACATTGATAGATTTTATAAATTACGACAAAAAGTGCAAGACAACAGTAGACAGCCTGTAAGAGCTAACATCTTCTTAGAGGACTGGAAGATGGGACATATTTTACAGTTTGAAGATAGAGTGATTACAAACTGGAAAAAGCATACAGGTTTTGTTTTCAATGAATACGTGCAGCATTTATCATCTAATTGTGGTATGCAAAACAAGTACACATTACAAGTTTCAGGATTTTTAAACTAATGCCTACGAGATATACCAATCTACCAGATAACAAAAACAAAATCTATGGCGGAGCATACAGCGTGCACGATGAAGAGCTGTGTGCGTATAGAGACCTGATTATTAATAACTTTACTCTTACAAATAATTACTCAGTTGAAAATGCAGAGTTAATTAAATCAAACTTCGTCGATACTTACAAAACCTGGATGTTCTCTACCCATAATATGAAAGGTGCTGGAGACTATACAGAGGCTTGTTTTACAAATGGAACCACTGAATCATTTTATCAGTTTTATTTACGTTATAAAGACACAAGACGTTTGAGGATTGCCAAGGGTGAATATTTCTTTCATCAAATGATGAAGTCGTTATGGTATCCAGCAGCACGATTTGCTTGGCTTGACGAAGATGAGATAAGAAGTGATGACGTCATTTTAATTAGTGTACCATTCTCAGATTCTTGTACGTTACCAGAAAATTTAGATGATCTACTAACTAAATGCGATAAATTAGGTGTCCCAGTTATGCTAGATTTTGCGTATTTGAATATTTCCCTGGGCTTAAAAGTTGATTTAACACATCCATGTATTGAGTACATAGTATCTTCGTTGTCTAAAGTATTCCCAGTTGAAAATCACAGGATTGGTATTAGACTGCAAAGAGAGAAGTTTGAAGATCAACTATATGTTATAAACGAAACTAATTATAACTATATTAATTTACTTTCTGCCTATCTTGGAACGCAGATGATGAAAAAGTTTGCTGCAGACTATGTGTATAATAAATATAGAAGAGATCAGATAATGATGTGTGAATCGTTAGAACTTGAAGTTGCTGACTGTGTTTATTTTGGCATTGATCATAACAATCAATACGGCGAGTACAATAGAGGCACTGCAACTAACAGGCTTTGTTTTTCTAGGCTATGGGACGGGAGAATGCAGTATGACGTGTAATAACGATTTTGATCCACTAGAGGAGATTATCGTTGGTACAGCTGACTATGCCAACATACCAATTCCTAATATTAGTGTAATGAAGTGTCAGTTTCCTGAGTATGAAGAGGAGTTTGTTAGGAAGTGGACAGGGTTTTATCCTCAACAAATTATTGATGAGCAGAACGAAGACTTAGACACTCTCAGTAATACTTTAAAAAGCCTAGGAGTTAAAGTTCATAGACCTGACACTCAGTATGCTAATCAGCCTTGCTACTCACCAACTTGGCATGGTAAAAATTGGCACTACCACTGTCCTAGAGACTTAACTCTTATTATCGGCACTAAAATAATAGAAACACCATCACCAATCTGGAATAGGCAATTTGAGACCTGGGCATACAGAAAAGTTTTTAACAAGCTGTATGAGGAAGATTACGACTGGATCAAAGCTCCTGTTCCTATTTTATTCGATGAAAATTATAAAGAAGATACAAAAGGTGTCCCAGCGCTAAATAATGAAGAAATACTTTTTGAAGCTGC